CCCGGAATCTCAGCTAAGGGGCGGTTCATGGGAACAGGGCTTCCGCGACAAGGACAAGCAGATCTTCTTCGCGGACGGCAGCTTCATCGAGTTCTTGACGCTGGAGCAGGACGTAAACAAGTTCGGCGGCACCCCCCGCCATATCTGCGTCTTCGATGAGGAACCGAAGGGCGAGAAGGGCGAGGAAATCTACCGCCAGTGCGCGATGCGCCTCGCGGACTTCAGGGGAGAGGAGATTTTCGCCTTCACCCCTGTCCACGGCCTCGGCTGGACCTTCGACACCCTCTGGGAAGAGAGAGGGGAGGAAGTCGCTCCCGACATCTGGGAGGGAGACAACCAGATCCTCGTCCAGGCTTCGATCCACGACAACCCCTTCATCGACCAGGAGGGCAAGATGGAAGCCCTCGCCAAACTCCCCGAGCGGGTCAGAGCGGCCTACGAGTCAGGGAACTTCATCCACTTCCAGGGCCTCGTCTACGAGATGTTCGACCCCGAGCTACACGTAGAGGAGCCACCGACTCCCGAGCAGATCAAGGAATGGGTTGAGGTGGACGGGATCGACCCAGGCCAGGGGACCAACGCCAACCTCTTCGGTGCCTTCGAGCCAATCGAGAACGGCTTGGACATCCTCCACATCTACGACGAGCTGACGCTTTCAGGGACCTCAGCGGTTCCCGAACAAGCTGTCCCAATGATCTTTGGCCGTAGGGCTGCGTGGGGCCTCCCTCAGCACCCTAAGTATCGGGTCATAGACCCGGCGGTCAAAAGCCGTGACCTCGGCACAGGCGAGCGCCTGGACGCCGCCTACCGCAGAGCTGGTCTGAAGATGATCCCGGCCCAGAACGAACGGGAAGCGGGAGTCTTTGAGGTCTGGCGTCGGATGGAACACAAAGACGCGGAGGGAAATCCCAGACCGCTGATCAAGATCAGCACCAAATGCAAGAACACCTTGAGGGAGTTCGGGAAATACCGCCTCAACCCCAAAGAGGACGGCAGCTTCGATGTAGTCAAGAAGAACGACCACCACATGGACGCGATGCGCTATATCGCAATGACCCATGCACCCAAGCCGAAAGTCAAACGCAGAGCCAAGCAAGAGCATTGGGTACCCGGCTCAGCCCCACCCTCCAGACCTGACAAAAAGCCCGTAGGACCCCTCGGGATGTTCGCCTAGAAAGGACTTCATGCCACGCCTAATCGAGAACGCAAGCCCCCCCTACGAACCCTATGTCTGCGCCGTCACCAAGCGCGGGGAGCCGAACGACTACATCGACCTCGAAACGATCATCACCGAGGAAGGGCACCTGTTCATCCTCAAGGTGGTCCTCGAAAACGCCGCCAAGACCCTCTGCGGGATGGTCCCTGCCGAGGAGGTCAACACCCTCAGCGCTCGCCTGGACGATATGAGCACTGAGCTTGAGACGGCCCAAGAACAACTTCAAGCCCTGACGACCCTGAAAGAGACTCTCCCAGAGGAGGAGCCTGTCAATGCCTAGTTCAGTCGTAATCAACCCGCAGCAGTCCTTCACGCCCGAACGCACCGTGAGAGAGATCCACGTAGGGGTCGGCAACGTCGTCATCACGCCCCCTGACGGGACTCCGGTCCTCGCCAACGCCGACCAGTCCTACGACGCAGGTGGGGCGGCCAGCGTGGCTATCTACTCCGCTGAGGGCGCTCGCGTATTGGTCTGCTACGCGGATGAGCCTGATGGCGTCGAGATCGGCGGCCCCCGTCCAACCACAGCTGTCGATGTCACCAAGCCTCAGAGGACCACAGCGGCTCCGAAGGCCAAGGCCAAGAAACCGGCGAAGAAACCCGCTAAGAAGGCGAAGAAGAAGTGACGGGCCTCTCCCAGGCTCCTACACGCGCCGCCGAGGCATCGGTCCCCCAGGGGGCCGTGACGGCTGAAACCGAAGCCCTCGAACTGGTCGAAGCCGACGATAATCGGATCGGCCTCTACGTGACCAACAACGGGTCCAAAGCGGTCTGGCTCTGCCTCTGCTCCCCGCTGGTCGAAGAAGCGGTCGCGGGCGAAGGGCCGATGCTGGTCAAAGAAGGCGGCTCGGTTTACATCTCGGACTACAGCGGAGTCGTCCAGGTCATCACAGCCGAAGGCGAATCCGTCGTCTCCTTCTCCGCTGTCTGATGGCAAAACCCGTCGTTACCACCGGCTCGGTCAGCGGAATCAAAATAACGCGGGCGCATCTCGGGATCAGCGTGGACCCGAAAGGCAAAGCAACTGAATACTGGGTCGAGTACGGCAAAACGGGAGCCTACGGCTCCGAAACGCCCAAACTCAAAATCACCGCCAAAGAAGCCGAAGAACTGGCAGAAGAAGAAGAAGCTGTCTTCGAAACCTCCATCGAAGTCAAAGGACTGGCTCCCGGAACTGTCTACCACGACCTCGGCAAAGCGACCAACGCGGACGGCGAAGGGAAAGGCGAAGACTTCAGCTTTGAAACGACCAAACCGATCCCCGAACCGGAAAAAGGATTGGACACCCGCCTCTCGCCTCTCTCCCCTACCCGCAGAATCTTGAACCGTAAATAGGAGACCGAATGCCCTCTGTCGGAAGCAAAACGCCCAAATACATCTCCGCCACGCCGGGAGAACCCAAGCGCCTGACCTCCCAGACCGGAGGCACCCTGTTCTACGACGTAGAAGAAGACGTATCGACCGAATCAGAAAACGAACTGGAACCAGGCGAAGGCGTCGAACTCACCGCTGGAAACTGGATCATCTCCGAAACGGAAACGGTCTTCGACATCGAGCGAGTCGTGGTCGAATTCGCAACCAAAGCGGAACTGGCAGCAGCCGTCAAAGCCCTCGAAGAAAAAATCGAAGAAGTCGAATAGGAGACTGCCGTGATCGTCGGAACCACAGCCAAATACGTCCCCGCAGGGACCTCGGAACGGAAGCTCCTCTCCAACGCGGGGGGCGGAAAACTCTATTACTCGATTAACGAAGCCGTCTCTTCGGGTGAAAACGAAGGCGAACTCGCTGCCACGCAGTCCAAAGAAGCTGTCAAAGGCTATTGGGTCGTCTCGGCCTCGCAGACCAACCTCGTGATCGAACGCTCCACCGACCCTGCCGGGGAAGACTTCGTGACGGCTGCGGAACTCGCGGCGGAGAAATCCTCCCGTGAAACCGAAGACGGCAAACGGATCGTTGGACCAACGGAAGCGACGAATACCGATGTCGTGATCTTCGAAGGGACGACGGGCAAAAAAGCAAAAGACTCAGCAGTGTCGCTCGCTACCCTCGAAGCGAAGGCGTCCAAAACCGAAGTCACGACCGAGAAAGAACGGGCTGAAACAGCGGAGGCGCTGAAAGTCGCCAAAGCCAGCGATCTCGCTGCGACCACGACGGACGTTCTGACCAGCAAAATCACGACCGACACGAAAGAACGGTTCGTCCTCAATGCGGACGGCAAACAGGAATGGGGCAAAGGCGAAAACACAGCGCCAGATACCAACTTGTACCGCGCAGAACCCAACGTCCTTAAGACGGATGACGCCTTCGAAGTGGGCGCTGTCGAAGGCGGGAGGGCGTACACCAGCAACCAAGCGGCGGCAGATACAATCATTCGCAACCGCCTTCTTGCCGCCGACGCCAACCCGGCGTACAAGGTCTCAGGCGACGGCAAAACCACCTGGGGAGCGGGGGGTGCCTCTGCTGTAGATACTGTCCTTTTTCGTTCTGGGGCAGCTGCTCTCAAATTGGAAGGTGGCTTAATCACCACTGGCGAAGCCAACGTCGGAGGAGACCTAAATCACGACGGCTCCAAAGTCGGGCTTTACGGTGTTGCGCCTGCGACGAGGCCTGAAGTCAAAAAAGCTGCACTGACCGCCGATGAATTGGCAGCGAAACTCGCCACCCTCGGGATCGTCAAAGTCGAAGCCTAGTGGCCCAGTTCAACCAGGGGACTACGCCTCGGCTGATAACCGCAGACAGCCAGGAACGGAAGATGATCGCCAATGCTGGCGGCTCTCCGATCTATTGGGCTTACACCGAGTCGGTTTCCTCCACCAACAAAGAAGGGGAATTACTCGCTGGGGAGTCCTTAACCCTAAGTCGAGGTACCTTCATCGTCTCTGCCTCGACCACCCAGGTTTTCCTCGCCAATCTGCGTGAGTCGCTGGGAGAAGACCTCGCCAGCCAGGAAGAACTCGAAGATAGAACGCTCATCAGCGTCAAGTCCTACGGGGCAAAAGGCGATGGATCTACAGATGACATAGCGGCGCTGAAACGAGCGAATACTGCTGCTGCCGCCAAAGGCGTCTCGCTTTATTTCCCCGACGGGACCTACATGATCGGTTCTGAATGGATTCCCTCGGTAAGTCTCTCCTTCGCCCCCGAAGCGGTCCTGAAGAAGACCGCTTCCTTCTCAGCTACCAGGGCGGTCAAAGTTGAAGCAGACGGTATTCGGGTCGAAGGTCTGAAGCTAAACGGCAACCGCAGCGCTGGAGCGACCGGGGCAGGACTCTGGTGGGAAGGGAAAGAAGGGCTGGCAAGGAACTGCGAAACTAACCACACCAAGGGCCTCGGCCTGGGGGTGGCCAACGGGGGAGAATTGACCCTCGAAGACTGCCGCTCCTTTGACAACGTCTTCGGGACCGGGGTCACAGATGATGAAGCCTCTGGGGGTTTCTACTGTCAGTCGGGCGGCACCTTGCGAGCCATCCGCTGCGCGGCAGAAGAAAATGGCTCCTACGGTTTTCATTTTGAACATGGAGCTAGTGCCGCCTGTCATCTCGACGGACGTTCCCGCAGAAACTTTACCGGGGCCATCGTGCGCTCGGTCGGTGGGACCGGAGAGAGCTTCGTCTCGGTTGAAGACAGCAAGTTCGGGGTCATCTTCGGCTCCGAAGCAACTAAAGTCGGCCAAGAACTTTGGTCTTTTGAGTCCGTCGCTTCTTCTAAGAACGGCGTAGCGTTCAAAACGTCGGCGGGCGCAGAAGTAGCCCAAAACCAAGCCGGGACCGGCGTACAGATGTATGCCGCCGACAGCAACACAATCGGTCAGATCATCGTCAAGCAAGCCCTCGGGTACGGGCTGGCGTTGACCCGAGAGACGGCTACGAGCGTCGGATGTGTGGGAAACAAGATCGGAGTTGTCTGCTCTGACCAAGGTGGGGCCGCTGATGGGGACCCCGGCATTCATTTCTCAGGGGCGTGCAAACAGAATCAGATCGGGGTTGCGGTCATCCGCAAACATACCTTCGCGGTCAGCTTCGGAGAGGGCATCCCTGGAACGCCGGAATACAACACGATTGGCTCCCTGGTGTCGGACTTCTGCCCCTATGGGATCTGGAAGGTCACGACCGGGGCGCACAACCGGATCAGGACCATCGTAGATGTGGACTCCTATAACGTCGAAGAAGCCCTGGCGACCGCACTCCTCTACTTCAAAGGCGCGGCTGTCAAAGATAATCGCGTGGACAGCTTCAAACACCAAGTGGCGTCCAATCCAGAAGCGGCTCTCCAGGCTCAGGTCACGGAAGCAACGGAAAACGGCTTCGCGGCTGCCATCACCGAACCAGAAGCTACGTCCGCCAGTCTCAAAACCGCTGTCAACTCTATCCGCGCTGTTCTCAAAGAAGTGGGGCTAACCGAATGATCGAGGCCGTCCTGGGAGCCGTCTGTATCGGGCTGACAGCCCTCCTTGCCTGGAACGAGAGGCGCTACGGCGCAGAGCGGGAGATGCTCCTGCAACGCATCCAGTCGCCTGACGCAGCCGTAGCGGGCTATCAGGTGCGCCAGGGGAAGCGCAAGCCGATCCCGTCCCTCCCCTACGACGACGACGAGGCATACAAAGCCCTCCAAGCGCAGAGAAAGCTGAGCAATGGCACTGACCGACCAAGCTGAAGCGCTGATCGACAAAGCCCTGCCCCCGCAGACGGCACCGATCCCCCAGGACGTAAACGAAAAACTGAAGCGGGGGAAGAACCGACTGGACGCCCTCCGCGCCCCCCGTCGTCAGGCGGTCGAATTCGCCAACAACAACCACTACAGCTACCTGACCGGAGACGGCCTACGGGTCAACCAGCAGAGCCTTGTCGCTGAAAGCTACGGGGGAGAGCGGCCCAATCACCGCGTCCGCCTCTCCCACGACCAGATCGGCCCGATCCTGAAGCGCAAAATCTCCGCCTCCACCCAGCGGATACCGGGCTACGAAGTAACCCCTTCCTCCTCAGATCCCGAGGACTACTCAGCCTCCAAGCTCTCCGAAAACGTCCTCAACGCGGGCTATGAACTCTGGCGGATCCTACGCGCCTTCAAAAAACTGGTCTGGAACGCTCTCGTCACCGACGAAGGCTTCATCATGGCCTACTGGAACTCCAACATCGGCCCCTACGTCGAAGTCGAAGAGGGCAAGCACATAGGCATGGGCGAGGTCGGCCTGATGGTCTACGACGGTCGCGAGGTTCTCTGGGAGCCGGGAGTCGAATACGACCACTCGCGCTGGTACGCCATCGAACACGCCCGCCCGATTGACATGGTTGAAGCCGAACCGGACTTCATCATCGGCGGCGGGAAACTGAAACCCGACGCGGCGATGGAAGGCCCCAAGACGGGAGGCAACGACCCTGCGGGGCAGAAACTCGTCCTCGTGATCGAATACCTGGAGCGGCCCTGCGCTAAATACCCCCAGGGCCGCAAGATGGTCTTCGCCAACAAGCGCCTGATCTTCCCCGAGGACACCTACCCGCTCAGAGACCACGACGGCCAGGTCATAGACGAGCCGTGTATGCACCGCCTCTCCTACCAGATTGACGGCTCTTCAGACCGCGACAAAGGGCTGGTCCGTTCCCTGATCGACCCCATGCGCCAGTACGACGCGATGAACAACAAGGCGATGGAGTTCATCCAGACCATGCTGATCCCCAAGTACACGGCACCGGAGGGAGCGATCACGACCCCCGTCACCGATGAGCCGGGACAGATCGTGGAATACGACGTAACCGCAGCGGCGGGCCAGGAACCCGTCCCCATCCCCCTCTCTCAGATGCCCCGCGAGTACCTGGAGTACCAGGAACGCTCCTTGCGGGAGATGTCTGAAATCTCCTTCGACAACGAAATCACCCAGGTCGAATCGGCCAAAGGCATTCAGGCCATCGTCGCCCAGAACGAAATCGCCTGGCAGGACTTCGTATTTGATCTCGCGGAGGTCTTC